TAGCCCACTCAGCAAACATCAAGTTCAATGAGCGACGTGCAGTTAAAACGTCATACCCATCCCGAACCTGCAAGCCGCAGCGTTCATACGCTTCGGTGATGATCTCATCGAAGTCCGGGTTGTAGGAGGAGACGCCAGAGGTAGTCATTTTTTAATAGATAGTTGCTTTTTGCGCACGGGCCGCACCTACGCCACGCACTGAAACAGTCTGACCTGTCACTGTTTTCTTAACAGGCTGGCTCATGGTCTTGCCCTCTGGGCCGGCCATGTCAACAGCGCCGCCCGAAGCATAGCCTTTTTTCATCATGCCGCCACTGGCCATCATTTTAGATTTCATCATGCCACCACTGGACATCATTTTAGACTTCATCATCTTTTTTCTCCTGATAGAGGTTGTTAAAAGTTTCTTCCGCATCCATGTACGAGTCGTCTTGCTCTGCACAATGAATCCATTGGTTAGGCCTGAAATCAGGCGCTCCCTGTCCTGTAACCCAATACGCTGGACTCGTTACACGGACCCTGTTGTTAGGCAGCGCCACAATATTTCCAGTCCACTTGCCCGCATCAGTCAGTATCAACACATGACTCTGCTTGTGCTGCGATGGATCCTCAGATACGTCGCTTTCCGCATAGTCTACCGTGAACAAGTACCTACCGGTAAAAAATTCATTGTTAATTTTGCACAACCAAGGAGAAGGCTTTGCCCGCTCCAAACTGATGATGGAGTGGTTGTACGAATTACAGTCCCAAGGCTGCGATAAATGATTGAGCATGCGCTCAGGCCATACCTCCAAAGGAATGTCCCCTACCAACGCAGCAAGGGGCATCCGTGCCCACATCGCACCGCCATGGACATTCTCTTGACTGCCATCATCGGCTTCACAGCCCGTAAAAATAACCTGAAAACTCAAGCTCCTATCAGGGATGGTTGTTACCGCTACAGCCAACGCATGAAGGTACTCACCCTGATACTTCTGATGCCCATTCGTAAATTCCTTACGAACCCAGCATTTGAAATACGGGATATTGCTTGTTAAATACATTATTTTCCTACTCGAATAAGCTGGTCAATCTTCTCTTCAAGCCGATTGAATCTTTGATCAATGTGATCGGTAATTCTCTGCACTTCTGCATTGGTCGTGTAATCCCGAGCAATCTCTTCACGAGTCTTATTCAACAAAATGTCAATTCGTTTGAGCTCGTCAAATTTTTCGCGAATAAAAAACCACAATCCGCCAAAGGCAGCAGACAGGATTGCTAACCAGATTGTATTGACTTCCATTTAGCACTTCCATCTTGCCAAGGCTGCCGCCTTACGTGTAGGTTTACCTTTCTCATCCTTCATAGGACCGGGCATCCCGGACATACGAGCACAGAAAGAATCTTTTCGTGGACCACCTTTAGGCTGGGGCGCTTTTAAATTACTGCCTGTAGCAGCATTGTATTTAGCCCGGCCTTTGGCAGTCAGCCCTGCACCCTTAGAGATCGGCAGCTTCTCGCCCCGACCAACAGAGAGAGAAGGACCCTTTTTAGCCATAATAAATGTTAGCGACAGTTATGTTGTCCATGTACGCATACACACCTCTAAGGGCCAGCACTCCGTCTTCTGGAATTTCAGGCGCATTGTTAAAGATGTCTGTGGCCGAGGATTCATACGTCAAGAGCCACGAACCGCCGCCGCTGACATATACCGCTGCAGGGCTACCCGTGATAGACCCAGTGTTAATATCAGTGAGCGTGAAGTTGTTTGCATCAACTCGGGTAATCACGTAGTTGCCATCCGTTGCAGAAGGAAACCCTTCAAAATGAATTCCAACAGTATCCCCAGTAACAAGCCCGTGAGCCGTCTTGGTTACTGTTACAGTTGTTCCCGTGCGCCCGTATGTAACGCCCGAGGTTACAGGGGCAGTGGCCGTATCAAACATTGCCAATGTTCCCGCTGAGTTCGTTCCTACATAAGACAAGGCTCTTACGCGGTTGCGCCCCAGCACTAAAAAACCGCTTGTGTTTATATGCGCTTGTTTGACATCAGTCGTCATTTTGTTGCTCCGGTTCTTTTGCTTCTACCCTGCGGGCTTTTAACTCCGCATTTTCCTTTGCCATTGCCGCCACAAGTCCCATAGCATGATCTCTTTGACTTTCCAAAAGCCCAAGCATGGCTTGAACCTCTGGGTCTTTATGAGTCAACATTAGGAAGCGCGAGTGACTAGCTTCCAAACTGGGCTGGTAATCAACCCTGTTTGGAGGTAAAGGTTTGCACCGGTGCTGTCAATATACATGGAGCCGGGGCCAGCAAAGTTGTCACCCGTTGTACCGTTAACAGGAACACCCGCGTCAACCATGACCACAACATCATCTTCCATGCGGATGTTAGCTTTGGTATAAGGAATAGTGCTAGGAGTGCCACCACCATCAGCAACGGGGTCTTGCATCTTCAGGTCAATACCATACTCAAAACCGGAACCGGCTGTGGTTTGAGCCATTGCAACACCAAAAGCTGCACGGGCAGTTGTCACGCCAGAATCACCTGCCATGAAAGCCATCACAGCAGCATCGCCAGACAAAGTGTTGGTGTTGATAATACCCATCACACCAGCCATCAAGCCGTTGTTAGAGTAAGTGCCAATTACCGCAAAGTTGCCAACAACGCCAGCCATGTGGTTAAAGTTGGTTGAGGGGACTGTTGCAAAGGGCGCGCCGGACTGAGTGCGGCCAAACATTCCGTAAGCTTCACCGGGCGTTGCAAACGCGCTAGAACCAAACCCTACAGTGGGTTCAACACGGGCATAAAAACCATAAGCGCCGGTGCCTTGGTCAACTTCAATAACTGTACCAGTATTGATATTTGTGGGAGTAATTGGCTGCTGTGTGCCTGCGCTGCCGCCTTGATAGCCCGCCCGAACTGGGCCCGAAAAAGTAGTACGTGCCATGATTTTTCCTTACATACAAGTTGTAGTGCATCAATCTGTATGTCGTCAGCCGGGACTGTTTGATGCACCGGAAAGCCCGGATTACTGTGTTTATAACATGGCTTTTATGGCTCTGCAACTTTTATTTTTCTTGTCACAATTTTTTGTCATCATACATGCATGAAATATAGCATTGTCCACGCCGATATTGATCTACCAGAAATAGTAGACCTGTTGACTTTGCTTCAAAAGACGTGCCTTCCCCACGACAAAATTTACCCGCTTACAAAAGGATATTGGTATGTTGTTTTTTCAGAAACCGGTGAAGCGGTTGGCTTTGGTGGTATTGTCCCCTCTACTCGTTGGTCTGACACTATGTACCTATGTCGCTCAGGCGTTGCACCAGCTCATCAAGGACAGGGACTCCAGAAGCGGCTTATCCGACAGCGCATTAAAGTGGCCAAAAGATTAGGCATGAACTGGGTCATCTCTGACACCAATCAAAACCCTGCCTCTGCTAACAGTTTGATAGCTATGGGTTTCAAAATGTTTGAGCCCTCTCAACCTTGGGGTTTAAAAACGGCGTTGTATTGGAAGTATCGGATCAAACATGCCGTATAAAGACCCAGAAGTTAAGCAAACTAAACAAAAAACTTATGCGAGTACGTATTACGCCAATAATAAAGCGGTTGTAATAGCGGCAAGTAAAGCCTCTGCCAAGGCATATAAAGATCAGTGGCGTAGCTTTAAAGCTACATTAGCCTGCGTGAAGTGCGGACAAAATCACCCCGCTACGTTTGACTTTCACCACATAGACAGCAGCACAAAAGAAGAGTCAGTCAACAAGCTAATAAAAAATCGTGCATTCAAGCGCGCTATGGAAGAAGTTAAAAAATGTATTGTGCTTTGCGCCAATTGCCACCGCATACACCATCACGACGAACGTATTGCTAAGAAAGCCAAAAAGAAAAAAGGGGCCGAAGCCCCTTAATATTACTTGTTATCTGCAGCTTCTGCAGCAGCCTCAGTCTCAACACCGTCTAATTCTTCTTCAGTGTCGTCTTCGTCTTCAAACTCTTCATCGCTAAGCACGACATCATATTCAACTGCCCAACCGTAATTTTCTTGAAATTCCACAAACTTTTGGAAAATTTCAATCATCTCAAAATCGTGTGTTTCAATAGACAACTTGTTGTTACCAAAGTAACCAAATTCCATTTCAAATTTCATGATGTGCCCCTATGTTTATGCAACCACAGCGGCTGCAAATCCATCGTAGTTTAACTTTGTGACAACAAAAAGGCCACCCGAAGGTGGCCTCAAACTTACCCTTGTAGGGTTGTTTTATTAAGCAGCGCCGGGAGAACCGTAGATACCACGTGGATCGCTGAAGCCAAAGCTATAGCGCTCACGGGCCTTGTAACGGACGTTACCTGTCTCAAAATCGCCTTCAAAAGCGGTTTTGATAGGTGAACGGTTGAACATCTTCAAACCGTTAGGTGCGTCAGTCAACAAGAAGAAGGCATCTGTGTCTGTCAAGTAATGGTTGACAGTGTATCCTTCAGGAATCAAGCCCATAGACTTAATCGCGTTGATGTCGTTGTCAGCAGTGCCAGTGCGTTGAACAGTTTTCATCAAGCGCTCTGCAGTGAACTGCAACTCTTTAGGGACAACCAATTTACGAGCAGTCAATGCAACCTTCAAGCCGCGCTCATCCGTAAATGAGGCGATGTCGATGATGCCCTGTTCGAGAGAAGTCTCGTTCAAGTCAGCAGCAACAACTGGACGGTTAGCAAAGTCAGGGCCCAATGCAGTAGGATGGTTGATGGCCATCAAAGCCACGCCGTCGCCGCCAGCAAACTGACCACCAGTAAATCCATTGTTCAGCACAGAAGCAGCTTTTACTTGCTTAGTGTTGGACATGGAACGAGCCAACGCCTTGGTGTAGCGAACAGAAAGACGGTCGTAGAGGTTGTCCTCAACGGCTTCTTCAGTCAACGCAAACGCCATAGCAATGGTTTCGTGGGTGTAGCGAGCAGTGAACGACTCCAAAGCGGTGTCGTATGCCATGCCTGCACCCTCGGTCTTCACCGGAGCAGAACCGAAGCCAGTCAACATGACCTCTTCTTCAAAAGCACGGT